GTCGAGTTGTTCCTGCGTCGTCATTAGACCCACCCGCCTTTCTGGGACAGCCAGGAGCTGCCGGTCTTGACGAAACCATTCTCGGCCGGTGCCGGTTTCGGTTCGGGCCTTGGCTGCTCACCGCTTTCGTTCTCCTGCATGTACCTCACATGGAGAAGGTCACCGGCCAGGGCAGCGTAAACTTCGGTATCAAGGTAATGGTTTGGAGTGCTGCTGGTCTTGGGCTGCCAGAATTCGACCTGCTTACTCCCTTTTTTCACCAAGACCTTATGCTCTGATGTGACCTGCTCGGCGTATTCCTCATCGCAACCTTTGAACACCATCCAGGAGCCTTTCCCGTTCGGCCGATTGAGCCGGGCGGCGATCATGTTCTTGTACTGGTGGGTGTCCACGATTATCAGGCGCATACCATAAGCCTTGCTGTCCACCTTGTCGATGGTGCTGATCCTGTACCGGCTGATCATCGGCAGGCTTGAGCCTTTAACCGGTATCGCCCAATCCTGGTTCTTCACGCAGAAATCGTACACATCTTCTGTCTGGTCCCCGGAGTCAATCGCGCAGAGGTTCACTTGCCAAACTGTGCCATCCCGCTTCTTGAATGGGGTATTCATAATCTCCTCGATGTCCTCGAACGAAAGCGCGGTACCGTGGGCGACGTTCCAACTGGTGAGGAGCGGACCCCAAGCCCGGATGGTCCAGTACAGCATCCCTCGCTGTACGTCCACGCCACCGGTCAGGAGCAATGCCCCTTCAGGAACGGTTCCCTCTTCATACTCTGACTGGCGCTCCAAGACCAACTTCTGATTTAGTTTGACCTGAGTTTCTTCCCACGGTTCAGCCAGCCAGGAGTTGACGAAGTTCCGGAGTAGGTCAGGAAAGCCCTTGCTCTTCAAGAACTCGTAAGCCACTTCCCCAAACCTTACCCACGGGGAGTAAAGGGTGTTGATGTGGAAAGCTACCTTCCGGCAGTTCTCTCCCCCTTTTTTCTCTGCCTCCCACCGACCGCTGCGGAGCATAGCCGGCTTATGGCTGTCATTGATAACCTGCTTACAGTTAATGCACTCATACCAGGCAAGGTCCTGGGCGTCGGCCGGATCTTTGACTCCCTTCGGCCACTTGATTTGTTTGAGACTCAGCCGCTGGTAGTGGCCGCAGTGAGGACAGGGGACGTAATAATACCTGATTTCGTCTGCTGCCTCCAGGGCCTTCCAGATGTTCCCCCCTTTAACCGTCGGGGTGCTGGTAAGGAATATCTTCTTGTTATACGCGAATGTCTTGGTCCGCTCTCTGGCCAGGGATATCGGGTCGGCTTCTTTCCCGGATTGTGGGGGATACTTGTCCACCTCATCCAGGAACAGATACCTGATTGGCCTTGATGCCAGGGATGCCGGGGAGTTCGCCCCCGCCAGAACTATGTACATGGAATCGAACTGCAGCTCCAGGTCCTTGGACTCCCGGAAGTGATACCGCTGCTTTAAGGCCGACGATAGGTCGATCATCGGCTGCAGCCGGTTCTTCGAAGCAAACTCGGCCAGCTCCAACGTCGGGTAAACAACAAGCGCAGGAGCAGGATCCTGCGCTATGGTATAACCGATCATGTTGTTCAGGGACTCTGTGCCGCCGACCTGGGTCGGCTTGCAGAAGATAATTTCTTCTATCCCCGCATCGTTGAAGGCGTCCATGATACCTTCCAGGTACGGGGTTAGGTTGGTTTTCCACGGGCCCGGCTGGGCAGATGTTTTTTCATCCAGGATTCTATATTTGTCGGCCCACTGGCTTACCGTCAGGTTCTCCGGAGGCTTGAGGACCGCAAGCGCCGAGAGCAGCCACTCCGAGAGCTTATTCTTTTTGCGCCTTCTTTTTCTTTCTGCGGCTTGGCTCATAGACTCCCTCAATACTCATCTGCTCCAACGCATCGTTTATTACCTCCGAAAGATGGCGTTCAACTCTCCGCGCGGTCAGGGCGTCGACGAAAGGTCCCACCTCGGTGGCCAGCTTCCTGGCCAGGCCTGTCAGTGACCGTTTGAGCATGATGAAATATCTGCTCAGTTCCCCCACGACCTCTTCCCGAGCAAGGTACTCACCCTTTGAAATCTGGTTCTTGATTTCCTGCCTCTCGGCCTGGAGGGACTTGTATTTGATCTCTGCCTCCAGCTTTTGTTGGGCCTGTGTCTTTCCTTCAACTTCGTCAGTTGACCTGGGGCCGGTGCCGTCGACCAAGCCGCGCCACTTCAAAACATCGGCCAGCGGCCAATATCCCCGGGCGGCTTTCGGGCACCCCCGCTTTTCCCAATACAAAAGTGTGTCACTATCGACACCCAGTGTTTTTCCCATCTCTGCAGTTGAGAGGCAGACCTTGTCATCTATGATTTTTACTCGCCTTGATGCCCCCATATTGCACCACCTAAAACCGAAAAACCGAAAGAATTTTTTTATCTAAACTGAGGGGAATCCCGGGACTCGCTAGACCCGCACCTCCCCCACCCCCTGGGAAGGACCCGTAAGGCTCTGGAGGCCGCAAGGCCTAGGGACTAGAGCCTGAAGGGATATGCCCTGCCCCCCTTGGTATTTATGAGTAGGTTTAATAAATGTGGAACCCATGGTAAAATATAGTTATCCCTCAGTAGGGGACAGAAAGGAGCTGGTCTCTTTGGGCCAATTTTTGACTGTCCCCTGTTCCTCGGTAAGGATAACTATAAACCACCATGTTTGTAGACCCTTATTACACCAGCGACGGGGATCCCAAGTAGTCGGCTGACCCTGCCAGCCCAAGTGGTGTACCTCCTCATAGAAGCAGCGGGGCCATCTGTTGCGAGGCCCTTCTACCGAGCCGCGAAAGCACTCAGTTTGCTAGGATAACCTCTGCAAGGAGAGCTGAGGTAAAAAGCACGGGAGGAAGTCCCGGGAAGATGGCCCTTTCTGGGGCTTTCTTATTTTGCTTTCTTCCACCTTCAGGTTTGAATCACCCCAAAAGAAAAGAGCCCTTACTAGGCTCTTTCTGATTCAATAATTTCTAATAGGTCTCTGGTTTTATGACACTTAGCACCGCATTTTTCTGAACATGTTTCCCAATAATAACCCACCCACCTAGTTTCTACGAGATTTCGGCCCTCAAAGATGTTCTTGAACTTTTCCTCTATCGCTACTCGATGTTTACGTGGTTTGCAATATCTAATTACAGGCATCATCACATCCCCCCTTCCACCGACTAACTTCGAAGGAATTTCCTGCAAACAAAAACGCCTATCCGTAAGGTTCGGGCGGTTCTGATAAGAGTGAGGTTTTTTTTTTTCGTTTGGTAGTATAACATTACCCATTCTTGATTTGCTCGATATAACCTTTAGTTACTCTAATAAGCTCTTGAAGTCTTGGAAGTAATTTTTTAGCCTCCTCGATTATTGTCGATTCTAAATTAGGATCATTTGATTTACGAAAATCTAATTGTCTGTTCCAATATGTAAAAAATATTTGAAACTCAGTTAGAACCGTAGAAGCAAGCTCCACATCCTCATCCTTGGCATTTGGAAACTCAATTTTGGAAACGTATGTAGGCAATCCAGTAAAGGAATCTGATAACAAGGTTTTTGCTAAATCAATGTTAACTATCCCCTTTAGCCAGCTTTCACAGGCCTCAAGCCCACTCAGGTCCGAAAAAAGCTCACTTAATTGTGTTCTCCTCGTACCTAAACGTCTTTCCTTTTCTATTTCCTCTTGCAGCATGGTCATTGTCTTTGTGGCTGTAGCTGATTGTTTAGTAGCTCTCCATATAAGAAAGCTAAAAATCCCAACCATCACAATGTTTACAATGCTGAACCAGTCGCTAGTCGATAAGTGTATGTAACCCATTACAACCACCTCTCGCCTTACCCTTCGGCAAGAGGAGGTGTTTTCCTTCTTCTTCCCGTCTTCGGTGATGCAAGAATTTGAAGGAATCTTACAGATAAACACTTCACCGTACCCGCGGGCTCAACGCTCCCAAGAAAGGTGGTTTTTGATTTCCACAAATCTTCTTTCAAGATTTCCATAAAATTCAGTTAAAGTTCGGTTATATATACTAATCCATTTATGCCAAGGGGAATTGGGGTTTCCAGGGAACAACATCGAATATACCCCACTTTTAAATTTAACTTCATCTGGTAACGGGATTTGATCAATTAAATAAAAAATAAGTTCATCTATTTCGACAAGTTGGCCTGTAGAGCTACTAGCGCCTTTGCAGGGGTTGTCCGGATAGCGTGTCTGGTAGTCTATTTGTAGTCTACGTATTAACGGTAGAAAACGGGCCAAACCATAATCATTATTTTTTTGTACCTCATCTACAAGTTTGGTTAGATTATGTGAAAATGATTTCGGATTCACCTTGTTATCATGTAATAAGATAAATGCCTTAAGAATTTTTTCAATAGCTTGCGCTCCAAGTATAAATCCTGGAAAAAAACCGTTGATAAGACAACAACGACAAGCACCATAATCTTGGGCCGCATTGTTATAGAGCGCCATTGCCATACTATTATTACGTGCAAATTCCTGAACCTGTTTCCAGTTCATCGTTAAAGCCAATTTAAGGGGAACCTTCCTTCCGAGTATTTTTAAAAAAACACCCGCCACTTTTTCCCCATAGTGACGGGTAGCTATTTTAAGTATAAAAGCCATTCCGTCAAATTGTCAAGTGTTACCGCTACATCAACATGTACCGCTGCGTAGAAATCGGCTTAAAGACTGGTTTCTTCCGCTTCCGGCCTGATTTTCTGCTTCCGCGGCTTCTCCAATCTATGACCGGCTCCAACGGCAACACCTCAGTATATCGCTTCCCCAGGCTCCACTTCAGCTGCTCCCTCAATTCTCCCCGGGCCGCAAAGGCCAGTTCTTGAGCCTGAACTTCCGCCAACTTCTCCTCATCATCCCAGAATTCGCCGCCGCAACGGGGGCACTTCCAGAAATCCATCGGGTCGTAGACCATCTTCTCCCCGCACCTTGGGCAGTACAAGGTTCCCTCCCTGTTCGTCATCTCCGCAAGTCCCCCTCCCCCAAAAAACTTACCCAACCTTTTCCTCCCTGGGCTCTGATATGTCCCGAATTGTGGTGCATATCCAGCCCAGCTCACCCAGCCTTAACACTGCCCGCAGCGGCCCACCTAAATCTAATTCCAATCCCAAATTTTTTATTTCGACGCCCCCGGCGCGAAGGTGGTTGTAAAGCAGCATGGTGATCAGCGCAGCCAGACCGTTTTTTGTTTTCGGTTCTCTCCCTTGCCCCCGCAGCAACCAACGCCCGAAAGCGTGGTCTGATATGATCACCGGCGGCAGTCTGGGTTGGATTGGTCTCGGCATGGTCACCGCCTCCCCAGCTCAATCAGGAAAGCCACATTGCACGCCACATGCCAGAGATGTGGCAGCCCGCTTTCAGCATCCACCCCCTCCGGGTCCCGGAGGTATGCGCAAATGTGCCTCATCATGGCGGCCCGGTATCTCTCCGGTTCCACCTGGCGCCAATTATCAGGGTCACCGTATTTGGCCGTCCCGTATGTCCTCACGGTCCCTACCGCTTCAATGATCCCTGGCGGGACCAGGTCAAGCCGGGGTTTGTTGTGGTCGTATTTGCATTGTTGGGTCATGCCGCGTTCCTCGCTTTCTCAATCCGGGCTTTCACCGCTGCAAGTAAAGCCTCTTGCCCAACAGCCTTACTACTCAGCGCCATCATCACTTCTTCATCCACGGTTCCCTCGGCCACTAAATGATGCACAATGACACTCCGTTGCTGCCCTTGCCTGTGCAGTCTGGCGTTGGCCTGCTGATACAACTCTAAACTCCAAGTCAATCCAAACCAAACGATGATGTTGCCCCCCGCTTGAAGGTTTAACCCGTGTCCGGTGGACGCCGGGTGGGCCAGCAGCATTGGGACCCGACCCGCGTTCCAGTCTCCTATGTCGGCTGCAGTGTCGAGAGTTCTGGCGCCCGAAAACCGCTGTTGCAGCCGGCTTAAATCATGCCGGTAAGCATAAAACACTAATACCGGTTTACCATTGGCTGCTTCTATCACGTCCTCCAGCGCGTCCAGTTTGGCGCCGTGGATCTCCTGGGCCTGGCCGTGCTCGTCATACACAGCACCATTTGCCATCTGGAGGAGCTTATTCGTCAGTACCGCTGCTGTGTCAGCGACAATATCTCCACCGGCCAACGGCAAAAGGAGATCCCGTTCCATCTGGTCATATTTTTTCCGGATTGTCGGCGACAACTGGACCGGCACCACCCGGTCAATGCGTTCCGGCATCTTCAGCCAATCCTCAGCTGACATACTCACACAGATATCCGACAACTTTTCGTGAATGGCCTCATCAGCCCCGGGCTTTGGCACCCAGTCAAAAATTACGGTCCGGTTCCGCTTGCCCGGGTCAAAATACCGGTTGCGGTAACCCGTAATGGTTTTCCCCAGCCGCTCCCCTTGGTCCAAGAGATAGATTTGTGCCCACAAGTCCATCAGACCGTTAGGTGCCGGCGTGCCGGTCAGGCCAACACTCCTTTTCACCAGAGGCCGTACTTTCCGCAGGGCTCTAAATCTCCGGGCTTTGGATGACTTGAAGCTGGAGAGCTCGTCCACCACTACCATGTCAAAAGGCCACTTTGTACCGCACTGCCTGACTAACCATTCCACGTTTTCACGGTTGATGATCCAAATATCAGCATCAGCCCCCAGAGCTGCCAGGCGTTGCCGCTCTGACCCAAGAACCTTGGCAATTCTCAAGTGCTGCAGGTGATCCCATTTCGTCGCCTCCCGGCTCCAGGTATCTTCCGCTACACGCAAAGGGGCAATCACCAACACTCGAGTAACCTCAAACCGGTCATACATGAGTTCTGCAACGGCCGTCAAGGTGCACACTGTTTTCCCCATGCCCATATCCAGGAACAAGGCTACAGCTTCCTGGTCAAGTATTCTGTTGGTTGCATAGGTCTGGTAGGGGTGAGGCTCATACTTCACGATGAAAAACCTCCGCAATGAAGCTCTCGATCGCTAGCTCGGAATCAATTTTGTACACCGGAAAATCCAAAGCCCGTAATTCATCTGCCCGTTTTGCCTGTAGTGGCTCCAATTTTTTCCTCGGTGCTTTCAGCTCAACAAAAATTATCCTTGCACCCGGTAGAAGGACCAATCGGTCTGGCGCTCCTGCCCATCCCGGGGAGGTAAATTTCAGTGTTTTGCCGCCGCGCTTTTTAATTTCTCGTTTAAGCCGTTGTTCGATTCGCCCCTCATCCATATTTCTCACTCCTGCCTGGGTGTTACCAGTGTTACCACGCGCGCACGCGCGTATAGGCATGCGGATTATAGAATTTATAGAGTACGTATATACGTATATATTCTATTTTTGATATGTCTCAGTAGAGAATTCTGGTAACATTGGTAACAGTATGGCTTAAAGTCTTGTGCCTGTTGGGTTTAAGGTGTTACCAAAGGTGTTACCAGAACCAAAATTTCTGGTAACATTGGTAACACTTGAATTCTATAAATCCTATTTTTATAGGAAGTGTTCGTTATTTTTGGTAACATTGGTAACACTCCGTTTTGGTAACTTTGGTAACATTGGTAACAGTTCTGGTAACACTTCTGGTAACATCAAAATTCTATAATCTCTATTTTTATAGAAAGTGTTTATATTTCTGGTAACATTGGTAACACCTAATTTCCCTCTCGCACATAGGCTCTCTGAAGGCCATAGATTTTCCCAAGCCGTATCTTTCCGGCCCCCTCTTTGTAGGGTTTCCACCCGGGCATTCTCCTCAAAATGTCGTTTATTTCTCTTGCCTGCATTGGGTTCATCTGCTTTGGATCACCCTCGAAGAGCTCCACCCATATTTCCATTGCACATACCTGGTCTCTCCGGATAGTCCCTTCCCGGGTCCCCCCGAATTCGGTCCCATGGATATACCGTCGCCTGGCGCCCAGGTCCATGTCGGTCCAATTCGCCGGCAGCAAGGTATCCAGGTATTCCTGCACCAAGCCGGTTTTGGAGCTCTCCTCTGTATGCTGCTCTTGCCTCTGCATCGCTTCTTTTTCCATCTCAGGGCTTAGGTACAGCGGCTCCCCATCTTTCCACACCTGCACAGCTTCAGCCCATATCTGGTCTATCTCAAATTGCCCCATGTCCTTCCACAGGCTCTTGTTCCTTTTACCCGCGCCGACATCAACGGGCCAGAACCGCCGATTCCCGGTCTTGTCTCGGAGAAACTCCTGGTCGTTCGTGGTGCCGATGAAGATGCACTGCCGCGGGAACCTCGATACCCGGCGCCCATAAGCTACCCGGTAGATGTCCTCCTGCTTCGAAATGAATTGCTTGATTGACTCGGCCTCCGCTTTCCTGGTCGCCGACAGCTCTGCCATCTCGATCAACCATGCACCCTGCAGCTGCTCATATGCCTCTTTTCCCTGGACGGTGGTGATGGAGTCGGAAAACCACCGCTGCCCCAGCAGCTTGATAATGAGGCTCTTTCCTATGCCCTGGGGACCGACCAGCACCGGCATGTAGTCAAACTTAATCCCAGGCTGGTATATCCGGGCCGTCGCCGCGGCAAAGGCTTTCCTTGTCACGGTCTTGACGTACTCGGTGTCCTCAGCCCCCAGGTAGTCGATTAGCAGCGTATCCAGCCGCGGCAGCCCGTCCCAAGTTAACCGGTCCAGGTATTCCCGGATGGGGTGGAAACGGTGCTTCTCCTGTACGATGGCCAGAGCGTCGCTCACTTTGGTCGGCGTTGAAATCTCGTAGATTGCCTCGAGGTAGTGCCGCAGAGCGGCGTCGTCACTGTCCTTCCAGGGATCCCCGTCTTCAGCGTTTTGCACCTTGCGCCAGGGCAGGTTTCCCAGGATAACGGGTCCCTTGGTGAACTCATTCAGCCCGATTTTTCCTTTTAAGTGAGGGTCGTTCTCCAGGATCAACACCACGTTGTCGATCGTGGCCTCGTACTTGCCTTTCCGGTCAGTATCAAGTCTCTTGAGCCACTCGGTGTCCCCTGTTTCAGGGCCCTCTTCCAAGCCCTCAAATTCAGTTTGAGCGTCGGCAAGGCGCTCCTCACCCATTGTCATTTTGACAGCGCCGTCTGCCCTGGCGAAGTCAAGCATAGCCGTGTAAGACGGCAGCCTGACCGTCGGTGTCCCCGGTTCAGCATCTTCGTCCTGGGCCCCGAACCGGTGTAACCGGACCAGGTCAAACGAGTTCACCAGCTTGCCGCTGATCGGGTCGGTGCCGTGGTGTGAGTATGCGAACGTATCACCGTCATACACCACCAGGCCTCCGGCAGTGGAGCCGGCCAGGTAAGTGTACCTCTTCTCCCCTGCGGGTCCATACACGTCCCCCAGGAACGCCTCGAGGGCCTCCGGTATGGAGTAGGTACGGCAGAAGGCCCCGACAATTCCGGGCTTCGCCAAAGGGTCACCCTGCTTGTCCGCCAGCTTCTTCCGGTCCTGTTGTGTCCGTGACGATTCAGGCCAATAGGATGGCTCTCTCCAGTCCGGGTACCGGGCCAGGACCTCATCCGGGTCCAGCCAGGGCCCGTCCATGTAGCGAAAGATATACTCCCCATCTGAGGCGGTAGAAGGCCAGTACATAAGCCTGTGGGGCTGGTACGTGGTATCATCGAAGAAGTCGATCCCCATATCCGCCGCAACCCGCCGCCCGATAGCCGGATACTCGTCCGGAGTGACCGGACGCTTCAGCGGTATTACCAGACGCAGGCGGGGTGCCTGGGGGCTGTGTTTGTGCGTGGAGTACATTACACACCCACAACCCAGCATGACCTCCACAGAGGCCCAGAAATCACCTTTTACGTAGTCCGCGTCCAGGGTGAGGACCTGACGCCAGACCACGGCATCCGTTTTCCGCCGGCCGCCCTTCAGGGTGCCCCCCACAAAGCCACCTACGTCTTTGATCTGGTCCTGCTGGGCCTTGGTCATCTTCCGGTATTCCTCGTATGTCTCGCCGGTCCGGGTGGTCCGGCTGAGTCTCTCGACCAGCTGGGACCAGAGCATTTCCCGGTTCTTCCAGTCCGTTTCCTTGCGGCTTCGGCCTACGGCAATGGTGAGAGGGCCGTCATGCTTTATTTTCAGGTTGGCTTGCTTGTTTGGGTTATTCAGCAACGGACACCCTCCTTAGACTGCCACTTGAATCTTTTCTTCTGTCTCTACCTTCAGGTCCTCGGTCTTTATCTTCAACTTAGCTTCCCGGGCCCAAGCCACCACTTCCCGGTTCAGCTTGTCGTCACTGGATACCGGTTTGTTTCTATTAATTTTGGCCTGTACAAGTTCTTTGCCCTTGACCTCCAGGCAAGCAGCCAGTTTCCCCTTATCGTCGGCCACCAGGACAATCCATTTTGAATTGTCTCTCATAGCAGCTCCGTATGAGGCTACACAGTTATGCAATTCCACACCCGCCTCTAGCAGCTCCATTGACTCTTGCGGCATAAAAAACTTCAACCGATTCGTTTGCATCGAAAGCCGTTTAATGATGTGGTCCGGAACATCGAATTTTAGGTTTTTGTGGTTTTGTTTCTGA